AACAGTTTACGTATCAGAAGAACTTGATGGAAACTATGTTTTTGATAATGAAAAATCAGCCAAGGAAAAGGTAGGAGACAACTACTTTGAACACGATGCTTGGTACTGTGAACACTGTGAACTAAACGAAGTATTCATCACAGAAGAAGACAGAGACAAGCACGAGGTCACGTGCGTTATGAATCCTAATAATAAAAGCATACTTACAAGCAAATGGCTTGGAGTTGAATTATATCCACCTTATCCCAGATACGAGAAGAAGGGTAGAGATCGCTACCTTGTATCAGCCATAGGAAAGCATAGTAAGCCATATGACGTACGGACAGGCGATTATCTATCTGACAAAGACCTTTACAGGACATGCAAAGGATATGAGCCCAGAGGGTTTGACATTATCGGACAACGTCGGAGACCTGAAGTCTTTAGAACCGAAGCATACAATAAATATATAAAACTATTAGATGAAGCAGAACGCGATGCAAATGATAGGAAAGAAAAATTTAAGAAGGCACTAGACAGAGAGTAGAAAAGCGAGGGATAATATATGAAAAACGACCAATTTATAGAAGAGACAGACGCTAAAAATAAGGAATTAAAAGGTTCGATTGATTATTTTAGAACTTTATATACAGAAAATGTAGAGCCCTATCTTGAGCTTATCAACTACTGGAAGTTCACCGAGAAGATGAACATGGGAGAAATCCGCAGGGTGCTTAAACTTACAAAATCTGAGTGGGCGTTATTTGCTCACATGCCAACCGTTAAAGAGTACACAAGTACGGCAGGCGGTTACATGCAAGCCAAGACACAGAAAGAGTTTTTAGAAGCTAAAAAAGATAACATGCACAACGCTAAATTCCATGAAATGTCATTTAAGAGATTTGATAAAGGATATGGTGAAAGCGGTGAAATAAACGTTAACATACCGCCTAAGATTGAGTTTAATGTCAAAAATTCTGGACTAAGTCAAGATGAAATTATTCAGAAGGCAAACGGACAGATAGACGGCAGTGATGAGTAATGGATTTACTTAAACCGTACGATCAATTATATACAAGCGATAAGACGTATGTTTTAATCAAGAGCGGTAGAGAAGCAGGAAAATCAAAGGCGGCCGCACAATATGTCGTAAGTAAGTTCTTTGGAGAAGACGGAGACCAAGCCGTTACCAGGGCTTATTCATCAGACCTTAGACAGAGTATGTATACAGAGATTCTAACCGTGATACAAGAACTTGACAACGAGATGGGCACAACGCTCTATCAACAGATAGACACATTTACTAGACCACTAAAAATCGTCAGCAAAATCAACGGGAATGAAATTCACTTCAAAGGTATTGGTGGTGCCGACCTTGAACGAACCAAGGGGTTTACTACTAAAAAGCCATTATCTCTTATCATTGTGGATGAAATGCAGCAATTAGAATCAGAGAATAACCTCAAAGAAGCATTAGATACGTTCGTACGTAAGATTAAAGATGACGCTAATATTTTAATGTTATTCAACCCTAAGAGAAGGGCGTCACATTGGGTTAATGAGTTTTACCGTATCAAAGAAAATAATGATGATAGGTATTTAACCATTCACACAACATATGTTGACATCGCTCAAAAACTTAACAGACATGCATTATCTAGCATTGAGGCAGAAAGAGAGATAAACCCTACAGAGTTTAAACACCGTTTCCTAGGAGAGACGGAGGGTTTGTTTGGTGCGGTTTATTCATCTTTTGACAGAAGCCAACACTTAATCAACGAAGATTTTGCTAAAGTGTTTGTTAAGAACGTAGGGATTCACGCCTTCCTCATCGGTGCTGACCCAGCGAGCACAAGAGACGCTACAGCACTTGTACCTATTCTACTTCTCAAAAACGGTCAAATGGTCGTTGTGGACTACTTCTACCACGAACCGCAGAAGAATGGACCCGTTACAAACGATAAACTTACACCCATAATATTCAAGTGGATGGAAGAAGTTATGGTAAAATGGAACGTTAATAGACGGATGCGTGTAGAGATGGTATTTGATAGCAACGCAGTATCACAAGATTTAATGAATACAATCTCATATAGGGCACCATATAATGTAAAATCATCCGTATACTCTCAGAAGAAAGTTGTACAGATGGCAGATATTATTAGAGACAGTTTCAGTAGAAACCTCATTTACATTGTAGATAGCGGTGGATATAGAAACTACATCACAGGTAAGTTCATGTACAAACTTCACCCACTTGTTAGCCAACTTGAACAGGTTGTGTGGAATGAAAACGGTGACGGATTTGACAAGAACGTACCAAATGACCTTACAGACGCTTTAACGTACGGCACAGTGTTCTATTTGAAAAACAAAGACAATATATATTTCCCTACACCTAAAAGATTTTACAATCCAATTGAAAAGGAGGGTTACGATGTCGACTCCTAACCCGTTTAATCATACAGAAAGAAAGCTAGGCAGCACATCTCTTGAACCGTATAGAACGTATACGGTACCTTCTAAGCAAGATTTCTACACCGCAGTCCCTGCACAGTACAGAAACTACTATAATTGGTTCGTAAGAAGATGGTTTGAGTGGTACGACGGATTTGTTAATGGTTTCCACAACAATGGTAACTCTCCCTTGTTTTCTACTAGGATTGCATATAGTATTGCCCACAAGTTTTCTAAGCAGATTACAGGCGGTAAACTCTTGTTCGAAGACAACGGAGACAACCCAGAGGCCAAGAAAGAAATCATGCGTGTTCTTAGGTATAAGAGGTTTGATAGCAAACTTCAACAAGCGTTTGAATGGGCACTGGCTGGTGGAGACAGCATTCTCAAACTAGACAGTTACAAACGTGGAGAACCTAGCATTCAACCACTTAGAAAAGACGAATATTTTGTAGACGTAGATTTTGATGGAAACATTATCCGCTTTAGCGGTCTTGTAGATAACAAAACAAAGACCAATTTAGTAGCAGGAAATAAAGAATATGCAAACTTCTTCATCATGGAAGAACGCAGATATAATAAAAACGATGAACCTGAGTACAGGTTATCTATTAAACGTGGAACCTCAAATGGTGTATCTTATGGTAAGGGAAATTTTCATTCTGCTGACTATAAATTTACACAACTACCAAATGATATAAGAGACGAATTTAAAAAAGAGTTTCCTAAAACCAATTTTAACGAGTGGGAGTCTATGCCACTTGATGACCTTGGAGTTTACATGATTAAAGCTACAGAGGGAACTTCTTTCCAGCCGTCACTACCGTTTGGAGAAAGTATATTTTCAAACATGATACATCTTCTGATGTCTTACGATTTTTATTACAACGCGAAGATGACAGATGTGTACCTTGGTAAAGGTAAAGTTCTAATACCAGATCATATGAAAAGTCCTCACGAGACGGGGTCTAGACCTTTTAGCGAATTGAATGATATGGTATATGCTAAAATACCTTACGTAGACCCAGAGCAGCAAAGCCCTACACCTGTTCAGTTTAATTTACGCAGCGGTGACTGGACAACCATTAGAAATGATTTACTTCAAGAGATGGCAATGCAACTAAACCTATCTCCTAGAACACTTGCGTCATTCGCAGTACCGGCCGCAGAGAAACCTACAGCACATGAAATTAACGTAGACCAAGACGATACAGCCCTAACAATCGAAGCCATTAGAAAACTTAACGAGGGCAGTATTAATTCTGTCATAGATAGCATTTGCAAGTATTTTGGATTTGAACCAGATACAATTACTGTTAAGTTCTCTAAAATGGGATTAACAAACATGTCCACTATGGTTAACCAAATGACTACGCTAAAAGATAGAAATTTAATTGATGATAGAACTGCACTTGAATACGTTTTTCCTGATAAAACAGATGACGAGATTGATAAAATCATTGAACGTAAGAAAGAAGAAGCAGAAGAAAAGATAGAACGAGACGTAAAGAAACAAGAAAAAGATGAAATAGGGAATAAAGAAAAGGCTATGTTTGATAACCAAGCAACGCATACGCCTAACCCACCAGAAGAAGAAAAAGACGGAGAGTAACTCCTCCGTTTACGGGGGTGTGATGGTAAGAGCAATATCACCATCGTTGATAACGGTGAGATGCGCTAACATGGGTTCGACTCCCATCACCTCCACCATTATGCTGGAATATCTCAACTGGCTAGAGCGCTACACTTGTAATGTAGATGTTGCGGGTTCGACTCCTGCTTCCAGCACCATAATTAGGTTAGTATCACTAGAGTCAAACGCTCTCATTGGGCGTAAGGGCAAAAGTGTACAAAAATATATAAAGAGGTAACAATCATGGCAAAGCAAAAAGATTACAAGAAATTTGAAAAGGCACTAGATGGTTTAGGAGATCCAAAACTAAAAGAGAAGCTTTATAATTCTCTTGAAGAATATGAATCTGCTGACGAAGAAGAAGTGCAGGAAAAAGAAAAGGATAAAGAAAAAGAAGAAGAAACGGAAGATAAACCTACTGAGGACAAAAAAGTAGAAACTCAGGAAGAAGAATCTCCCAAAGAAGAAGAAAATCCACAAGGTGACGAAAACGATGAACTTAAAAGTGTTATTACATCTCTAAGTGAAAAAATCACAAGTATAGAAGAGAAACTTGAAAGTACTAAACCTTTCGGAGCCAAGCGTGGAAGTAACCCAGATGATAAGCGTGAAGCCAACGAAACATCATGGGATGAAGTAAAAAACAGACTAAGTAAAAGATAAATAAAGGAGAAATAAAATATGCCACTTTCACCAGCATATACCACAGCAA